TCCAAGATCCTTTCTCATTGATATAATCTTTAAGACTTGCTCCAATCTTTAGTGTTACCCCTGGCTCAAACCATTGCTGGTTTAATAACTTGGCCATATGATAATAAGAAGATGCTATCTGCCGTTTCTTAAGAATAGCTACATGTTTGTAGTTGAGCTCTGCAAGTAATTCATATAGGGCCATGTGGTACTGTGCGTCCCTGATTTTAGCAAAGTCAAATACTTGTTGTTCTTTATCAAATATGGGCAAGAAATTAAGCCACATATAATAGTCTCTGGTAATGTACCATGCCTTCTCTCCGGACTTAAAAATAACTCCTCTTCTGCACTTAAGTTTTTGGTCATCCCAGTATGTGACAAAGTCTTTAGATCTGGGTATTGTGGCTGTGTATATTTTATCTTTTCTGAATCTGGTTGACTCAGCATTAAATAGTTTACTTGTTTCATCAAAGTTATATTTACCTGGTTCTTTAAATATACTAAATACAAAATCAGATAACTCTTCTCTGGAACTAAAGTCTGTTATAGTCCAAGTTCCATTATCCCAAGTTGGTATGCTTTCAAATATTTCCATTAGTAATAGAATTATGAATCATAAGCAAGCCCAATTCCTCCACGGCTTCTGCTTGATTGTTCTTCTTGCAGGTCTTTATATGCTCCTTTAAAGGATTGTCTTATAGAATCAAAGTCTTTTGCAAGAGCTCTAATCTGACCTATATTACCATCCTTACCATCTGTAATCTGTGTAGTAGAAAGATATCTTGCAATTCTATCTAGAGCTGTTCTCATACCATCATAGGCTCTGGATGTAGGTGTTTCATACATTCTTTGACAAAACTTAAGTGCTATAAATATACTATTATCTTCTGTTGAGAAGTCTCCATCTATTTGTGTCATTATCAAAGGTTCCTTATCTACATCTGGTGTATGGAAGAATGGATTCATATCCGGATTTGGACAGGTCATGTAGAACAAATATTGATATATTTTTAAGTAATCATCCGGATATTCCTCCATTATATCTTTTAAGGCTTTCAGTGTGTAACAGTGCTCTGTAGGAATAACTACATTATTCTGTACTTCAAATAGTTTAATAATCATCAATGTTTCTTTTTAATTGGATTTTCTTTTATATAATGCAGTACTCCTATTACTTCATCTACAAGATATGGTAATAATATTGGTATGACTTCTTTTATAATAGGGCTCCCGTTATGATCTTTCTTACTGATAGGATATCCCCAATTATCTTCACCTTCTATTTCAAATGTTACATGATGCACAAATATTCTACCTGGTTTAAGTTTAGGATTGTGCTTCAATATAATATACATATAAATACTGAGCTGGAGTGCATAATGATTTAAATGGCAATCCTCAAGATTATTAACAGGATATGACATCATCTGTGTTATACCCTCCCAATTAGTAAAACCTTTTGTCTTAATTTCTTTATTAGTCTTGTAGTCAATAATATTTACTTTACCATTGACTACTTCAACTAAATCTGATTGGCCACATAAGCCTGCTGACTTAAGATAGACCATATGTTCTGGATACACGCCTGGGTCTAGTTTCTGTGATGGTGCTGTTCTCATACCATGATTCTCACCAGATGGTTTAAATACAGGAACAGTAACCCCTTCTCTTTCCATAGATGCTAGGGAACAGATATCATCTTCTCTTTGATTGTGATACCATGTTCCTAGTGTAGTAGATCTGTCAGCTTCATTAGTCCATATCTGTTGGATAATAACTGGATCAATACCATGCCATTTAGATCCTTTCTTTTTACTAGATTTCTCAGCCATCTTCTTTGCATCAAAGGGTTGTTTAAATGCACTTACTACCGTAGTTACACTAGTCCAGTTTATATTCTCTTCAGGATTTAAACTTTTGTAGCTATGATCCTCAGCTGTAAATACTATACTCATTTCTTTAGTTGTTCTTAGGCATTTTCAATAATTGTGTTAGCTAATAAAACAGATGCTTCATCTGCAGACATCATCATCTTTCTAATATTAGTTACTTCTTCCTGAGAAAACTTACCCTCCATAGAAAGAATCTTTAGTTTTAAGAACTTATTCTCTATTTCTAGCTTCTTGATTCTTAATTCTATTTCTTTCATAGGATTTTCCCATGGATCATTAAAGGGACCATTACCCATTGCACTAAATATACCATTACCGGAAGTTGTATTACTGGGTGTAATATTAACAACTTTATTAGGATCACTAACATATATACCTTGCATATTATTTGGGTCTATATACATAATATTAGTCTTTAAGGTTTTCTAATGCATCTTCTTCATCTTCAGTAGCAATTGCATCCCATTTACCCAGTGGGCAATCTGAAGATAATGATCTTGTCTTAAATGCAAGTGAGCAACCACATTCATTACAACATGGTGATGTACCTTTTACAGCACATTTCTTACCTTTACTTGGACACTCATCACAAATGGAATATCTTAGTGTTGCTATTTCTTCTACTGTCTCATCTCTGATAACAGAATTAGTTATTCCTTCAATTATCTGTTTCCTGTTGTCCCAGATTAGTTTTAGGGTATTCTTCATCTTTTTTCTTTTTAAAGGTTTCTTTTCTTTGTTCTTCAAATAGTATTTTTTGTTCTAGTTTAATAAGAAGATCAAGTTTTGTCTCAATTCTTTTTTTATTAAAATATGCACCAAAGGTTGATGTGTCATGAGTTTCCAAAGACTTTTGATATCTTGGAATTGCTTTTTTTACCAAACCAGTTTTTACAACAAACTGACCAAGACCATCAACATTTATTCTAGGGTGTTTCAATCCTGTTAAACACTCTCTGATTTTTTTATAGTAAAAGTCAACAAAGTTTTCTACTAGTAACTCTTCTATATCTAGATCTTCAGCTACTTGTTTATATAGTTTAGATGCTTTCTTTGGAATCATTTTGTCCTAGAAATTTAAAATCTAATAATATAACACCCTCAGTTTGTATTTTTAAATCTGGATTAAGACTGATAATTTTTTTGTTCTCTGGATCTTTTACTACCAGTCCATTTTTCTCAGCTTTATTTACAGAGTTTCTTACTGTTTGAGGAGACTTGAATATCCAATCTTCTTCAGAAGATGCATCATAACAAAATGCAGTTAGTTCAATGGGTTGGTTGAAGCTTAAAAGTGTTAAGCAATCAAGATCAGAATCACTCATTGTTATACGGTTAATATAACAATGAGTTAGTATCTGAAATTTTACAACATCCCATTTGGGCATTTTAACCCTCTTTTGTACTTGATTTACAAGTGCCATGGTCTATTGTTTTTTAAGCTTTCTTTCTTTTGGAGTTTCTGCTGTTTCACCTTCTGGTTGATCATCAAGATCCTCATTGTCTTGAGGGTTCATCATCATTGCTAATTGCATTTGAATTGATGTTCTTTTAAATCTTACTTCATCTATCTCAGCTAGTTTCTTTTCATAATTTAACTGAGCATCTAGATAAGGAATTGAGTCTTCATAGAACTTAAGCATCTCAGCTTTTTTTGTTGTTAATTCTTCTGCTGTTAGCTCTCTTTCTTCATGATGTTGGTTCATGTTTTCCATTTTTATATTTTTTAAGTTTAGACAAATATACAATTTTAAGTTTAAACTATAGATATTTAAAATAAAAAATCCAGGCATAGAATATACCTGGACTATAGTAATTTTAGAAGATATTTCTAACCTCCTTTACTTTCTTTATATTTTTTAAATCCAGCATAACCTGCTAAACCAGCACCAAGTACACCAAGAGTACCAAGGACACCGCCTTTACCTTCTGTAGATTTACCTTTACTTTTAAACTTTTTTCTACAACCTGGTTTAGGTTTAGAACCAGAACATTCATCTGTCATGCCTCCAAGTTCAAAACTTTTCATTGATCTAATCATAGGTTTAGGTCCACCTTTCTGCATTGACTTACAAAATACTGTAGCATCTGTAACTCCTTTTAATCCATTTTTCATATTATCTATTTTTAAGTGTAAAATTTAGGATAGTAAATAAGTAAAAATCTCTTGTCTTATCTATTTCTAAACTAAAAATATCTAAACTTGAAATTCTGATCCTTACAGTTATCTTATCCCATTGTTTGTTTGTAGCTTTCCAATTGTTTCTAAATTTCATATTATAAGCTTAATAACATATCTATTAATTCTTGCTGCGGGAACATGTCTACTTTACCTCTTAGTACATTAGTATGTGTATATAATCCCGGTTTTGCTTGTGCCTTAGCTACATCACAGATATCAAATCCATCTGCTCCTTTAGCTTTAATATACTCTACTAATCCTATTCTAGGATCTATATTATATTTCTTAGATACAAACAGTATCCATTGTTTTAATGCAGTTATTTGAGCATCTGAGTATCTATGCCAGAATTGAAATCCACGGAATGGTTTAGCTAGCTTAACTATTTGACTAGGATCTGCTATTGTATTGACATAAGTTCTACCATTTACTATCTGACCCATACAACATACTTCAATAGCTACAGAGTTTCTATGCATTACAGAATTACCTGTACCAGTATGCCATCCATATCCTCCTTCAGGAAAACATTGGATTAGCTCACCATCAAACTTAGTATTACCGTCTCTAACAGATTGACCTCCTAAGATAAATTCAGTAGCTACATTACCTCTATCATCTCTAGCCCACATGTCAGCAACTTGGTATGGGTTTTCCCATCCTGCGGTATGATGTAGGAAGATCCAGTCTTTTGCAACTGGTCCAGGAAAGTAAGTACCAACAGTCATGTGGTGTTTCTTAATCTCTAATGCACTTTCTACTTCTAGGTTCTCTGCATTATCGGTATTAAGGATTCCCATGGCTGCCCATGTTTTTTTACCTACTATACCATCATCTAGTAATCCATGAGACTTCTGCCATGCTTTAACTGCAGATTCAGTCTTAGGACCAAAATCTCCGTCAGCTGTAAGTTTTAAAAATTCTTGAAGTGTAACCACTGAAGGTCCTGTACTTCCTTTTTTTAAAACAGTCATTTTTTAATCTTGTTGAATTTTTTACTCATCATATGAGCTACCCATGCACCAACTCTTTTAAGTACTGGTGTTTGAGCTTCCACTTTAACTGTAGTACCTTCTGCAGTTTTAGTAACTTCAACATCTAATTTTCTTGAGTCAAGTACAAAAGTTTTTTTCTCTTCATCTGCATGTACTGTAACATCTACTTTTGGTGTGTCTACAACAACATCTAAGTTTTTGTCTTTTTTCTTAACACTTACTCTAGTTTTCTTTACTTTAACTTCAGCATTAATTTCCACTGGGGCTTTTACCTTCTTGGCCATTTTATTTTGTTTTATTGGTTACTTTATTTAATTCCTTATAACTCTCAACTGTTAATTGAGATAAGGTAGCTGCAACAGTTCCTGCTGTTACTACATATCCTGCTATTGTTACTACTAAGGCAGGTAATGTTATTGGAGCTGCTACTATAATGGTTGCTGCTGCACCTAATGCAATTGCTACTTTCTGGACTTTCTTCCAGAAGTTAGGTGTTTTAGCTTTCCATCTTCCTTTCAATTCTTTCATTTTGTTTTGTTTAACACAAACATCTTAACTGCATCTGATAACTCACCTACATTCTTTGCTAGATTTTTTATCTCAAGTTGAGTAAGTTCTTGCAAGGCTTGGTATTTTATCTGTGTCTCTTGTTGTACTAGTTCAATTTTACCTTTTAGCTTTCCTTGTTCTTCTGTATTCTTTCTAACATCTCCGTGGATAATTTTTAAAAAGTATCCAAATATAGCAAAAACAAGACTTGTTATAAAAAGACCTATGGTTAGTGTTTGTGTGTTCATTGTTATAAGTTATAAATATATATAATAATATACTGAAAATTATTCATATAACAATGGATTGCTAAGTATTTTTACTTAGATTCCCATATCAATGATTACTTCATATCCCATTTGCTCATAAGCTATCTTAGCATATTTGTGAGCTGTTTCTAAAGATTGTACTTCACCTTCCTCAAGATTAGCTTTATAGCTGCCAATAGGAACATCAGTATAAAGCATTTTACCTTCTTCAAATGTTGCTATGTTAGCAAATGTTGCTACCTCACCTTCAATAGTAGTACCTGGAAAATCACCTACAAAACGGATTCTACCATAAACTTCTGGTAACTCAAGGTCA